GGGACCCCCGGCCCCAAAAGTTGATAAAACCATTGTTCCATTGTTCCAAAATCACGGGGACCCCCGGCCCCAAAAGTTGGTCAAACCATTGTTCCATTGTTCCGGTCCCCCCAGTGAAAAACATCCAAACCATTGTTCCATTGTTCCCAAATCACGGGGACCCCCGGCCCCAAAAGTTGATAAAACCATGGTTTTGGCAAAAATCTCGACAGGCCCCCCTAAAAAAGTTGGGGAAATTATTGTTCCATTGTTCCGGTCCCCCCCGTGAAAAACACCCAAACCATTAATAATCAATTACTTAGGGCCGGAACAATGTGGAACAATGTGGAACAATGATTGTTCCGGCCCTAATTGGTTGATATTCAATTGATTAACCCCCCCCGGAACAATTGGAACAATAATATAGGAGGAAAACCTGAATAGGGAATATGAGAGGAGATTATGACCAATTTAGGAAATGAGAAATCACCAAATAGAGTGCACAGAACCATTGTTCCAATTGTTCCGGTCCCCCCAATGAAAAGCACCCAAACCATTAATAATCAATCACTTAGGGGCCGGAACAATAAAAATTTTATTGTTCCAGGGCCCTATTTTCCAGCATTTTATCGTAGTATTTGCAGCAGAATCCCCGTATTTGTGGTACAGACAAAAGGATCCGAAGAATGCTCGAATGGATTGCACCACAGGAGTATACGACAAATTATACAGACGACGAGGCTTGGCAAGCTCAGAACCAGATCACTCAGAACGATACAGTCAGATCCCTTTATACTGAATAAAAATAGGAGTGTTTTAGGAACCCAATCAAATTTACATAGATCTATAAGGGCCAGGAGGAAAAGGTTCCCCAAACACCCTCCTAAATCACAAATGGAGAGGGTTTTTGGGAGGACCAACAATCACGGAGGAGCACGTACTTATTAATAGGTACAGGACCTCCGTCTCGGATCCGAGACGGAGGTCTTCATCCCTAGCCGAATCCCGTTCGTAAATATGGTAGGAACCGGGTTGGACATGGGCTACATGAAACCCCAGCTCCTGGAGTATAAACTCAACCACTACGGATTCAAACAGTTTTAATTCCCGGGACCCCAAAATAGGGATCCCAACTTTTTTCTCATTTTTCAATCAAAAAATTTTTTATTTCAAAAAACTTTTCTTATGTTTGTGATACAAACAAAAGGATAAGACAATGGCAATTACAAGTTACATCGACAGCAATGGTTTAAGACTTATGGTTACTCAGCTTCCTTCGGGTGCTTTCGACCTCTATTTCAGTAACGGGATCATCTCCACCTGTTACACACAAGAGGAGCTCCAGGACTTCCTCCAGAGGAATAACTTTCAGAAATGTTAACCCTCAATCAGGTAATGGAGTTGAAAAAATAGAACACGTAGAACATAAATTCAAGCCAACTATTATGGAAAAAAAATTCAACTGGGACCTTCCGGCAGACCCGGACCCCAAATCGGACAACTATTACAACGGGATCGTATCCAAGGAGCTGAAAGTCCCCAGCAATGTGGTAGAGGATCTCCTCGGAGTTATTCACAGAGAATCAGTTATCAATCAGGCGGATTTTGTCAATATAGGGATTCAGTCTATTCTTGACCGGTTTGGCATTAAAACCGACAAACCTCTCACAAGAAAGGAGAAGCTCCTGGCATTCATCGGATTTAAAGCTGGCTCAATATGGGAGAAATTGGTGGGAGACCAAAGACAGTCAGAACCAGCTTCACCAAACCCTCTCGAAATTGCCATGATGAGACTTCTCAAAACAAACGGAAAAAAATGCTGATTTTACCGCAGAAGTATCACATTTGTGATACAAACAAAAACTACACAACTATGAGAACAGTAAAATCGGTACTTATCGTCACTCGAATGGGATACGTGGAGGGAGTCTTCACTTCCTTCAGAGCTTTGGCTAACTCCCAAGGAGCCACTCGAATCAATATTGAAGGCGAGTATGAGTCTTATACTGAGCCTGAACTGATGGACATTACAGCTAACGGTAAGACATTTACCTACTTCGGCAAGAAATGCAGAATATCAGCAAGAACCTTAAACAGATAACCATGAAAAAGATTGAAAAATACGTAGTATTCAAGTATGAGGACGAGTTCGGATTCCACTACATGAAAATGGACAAGCTTCCCGGGGAGGGACCTACATACATGGAGCCCATCTCGTTCGAGAAGAAGATCAACCCCAACTGTACTCCTGGAGCCATCACTCAACAGCCATTTTCAGAGGACGGAAAATCCGCCTATGTGCTCAGCTCAAAATTTGTCCCCACGGCGGGTTGGTGGCCAGATAAGGGAGACGTTCTGGAGTGGCAGGAAAGGACCCGGGTCTATAAGGCTCTCAAGGAGTTGGAGAGGAAAGGAGAGGACCTCAAGCTTGAGAAAGCCATTGAGCCTCTACGAGAAGTATACAAACGCCTCAGTCCAAGCAGAAGGAGTACGTTTATTGCTCAAGTGGTATACCTCCTCACTAAGTAAACAATTTTCACTAAAAAAGATTGAAAAAATTTCAATATGTGGGGAAAATTAATTATATTTGGGATAAACAACATGGACAACACAATGACTATCAATCTCAGAGAATTAATTGAACAGAGGGGTCTAAGGCTTCAAGAAGTGGCAGAATTTCTGTTCCCCGATAACCGGTTCCCCCGAGCAGCTCTCAACCGGGTCCTCAACGGAAAAACATTGCTGAACTCGGAGCAAGTCTCCCGATTAGCAGCTTGGCTTGGAGTATCGGTCGACAACCTCTACAAAGGAGCATGGAGCTCCGAATTTAATGGAGAGACATGTATTCTGACAAACGGGAACTACAGAGCCGAGTTATCGGTCAAAACGGGAGAGACGAAGGTGTTCCACCTCGGGTCCCTGTTTCATGAAACTGTTCTCCATGACCCGGCTATACCTCTCAGCAAGTACATTGAACTTCTGAACACCATAATCAAAAATCATCAAGCCAATGAAAGTAGAAATTAAGTTCGAGGCAAACCTCGAAGAAACTCAGGATCTCGAAATGGTCCACAAGATCTGTCAGGTTATCGGAGCAAATCCCGTGACAGTTAAGACGACTGACGTCAAGAAATCAGTCCCTGCACAGGACGTGAAGAAGCCAGCTCCAGCCCCCAAAAAGACTGAGGAACCCGAACCCATGCCGATGGATGCGAACTCCTCTTTGGGTTCCGACCCCGCTGTTTCCATTCAGGACATCCGGACTCTCCTGGCAAGTAAGGTGGACAACCACCGCGAAACCATCCGGGCAAAGCTCACTGAATTGGGAGCGAAGAATGTGACGGGATTGGATGCCCGAAACTACGACGCATTCTACGAATTCCTCAAAGACCTTGCGTAATGGGAGCCCCGAATCACTCATCTCGTAAGCACGCCATGCTTTCGGCATCAAAGGCAGACCGGTGGATCAACTGCACCCCCAGTGCCAGACTGGAGGAAAAAGTTGAGGAAACCGGTAAGCCTTCCAAGTATGCCGAAGAGGGTACTCTGGCTCACGAGATGGCAGAATGTTACCTCCGAGCGAGGTTCCGCATAACGCCTGTTGACGTTACGTCTGCTGAACTTAGGAAGCTGAAGAAGAGTGACCTCTACACTGAGGCCATGGATGAGCCCGTAATGGCTTATTGCCAGTACGTAACGGACCAATATACGGAAGCTCTACGGAAAACCAAAGACGCACTCGTTCTTCTGGAGGAGCGACTGGACTTCTCGGCTTGGGTCGAACAAGGATTCGGCACTGGAGACGCTTGCATTATCGCTGACGGGGTCATGGAGATCATAGACCTCAAGTTTGGCACTGGCGTGCCGGTTTTCGCTGAGAACAATGCTCAGCTGATGCTGTATGCTCTTGGGGCATTGTCCAAATTTGAGATGGTCTACGACATCAACATGGTAAAGTTGACTATCGTCCAGCCCCGGCAGGGTCGAATCTCATCATGGGAGATTACCCCCGAAGACCTCTACAAATGGGGTGAGGAGGTAGTGAAACCCAAAGCAGCTCTCGCTTACTCCGGGGAGGGGGAACTCCAAGTCGGGCACTGGTGCAGGTGGTGTAAAGTCAAAGCTCTGTGTCGCAAGATGGCAGACCACAATCTGGACTTGGCCAAACACGAGTTCAGAGAGCCCGAACTCCTGACCACTGAGGAACTCGCTCAGATTTTCGAGCAAGCCCCCATGCTCCAAGAATGGGTAAATGCTGTATCTGAGCACCTGCTCTCCAAAGCCATCTCGGGCGAGAAGATCCCGGGATATAAGGTAGTCGAAGGAAGGTCAATACGGAAATGGACTGACGAGAGTGCAGTTCAGGAAGTTCTTACCGCATGCGACTACACCCCGGATCAGTTCCAAGTTGTCAAACTGGCCGGGATCCCGGCTATCGAGAAGCTCCTCAAAAAGGACTTCAATTCACTGGTCGGGGACCTCGTCATCAAAGCTCCTGGCAAACCCACTCTCGTCCCTGAGTCTGACAAACGTCCGGCAATGGGCATAGAACAAGCAAAACTCGATTTTTCAAATAACTAAACTCCAACAATTATGAGTGCAACAACCAAAGTAGTTACCGGCAAAGTCCGGTTCAGTTACGCCAACGTATGGGAACCCCGGGCAATGGAGGGTTCCGACCGAGCAAAATACTCTGTGTCCATTCTCATCTCGAAGACTGACTCGGCAACTCTGGCTCGGGTCAAGGAAGCCATCGACACGGCTCTCAAAGAAGGCATCGCCAAATTGGGCGGCAAGATTCCCCCGACGTGGAAGAACCCCCTCCGTGACGGGGACACCGAAAGACCGGACAATCCGGAGTATGCTGGGCACATGTTCGTCAATGCCAACTCGGACAACCGTCCTGGCATCGTGGACGTCAACCTCAACCCCATCATCGAAAAAGGGGACTTCTACTCCGGGTGCTATGGCCGGGCGTCGATCAACTTCTACGCCTTCAACACCAATGGCAACAAAGGCGTTGCTTGCGGGCTGAACAACCTCCAGAAGTTGGCTGACGGAGAACGTCTCTCCGGGGGATCTTCGGCAGAAGAGGACTTCGGCCAGAACCCGTGGGACGACGACCTTATGTAGGTTGGTATGCTGGGTCTTACTTGGGATTAGGGGTTCGAATCCCCGCCCAGCAACAAGTTTAACAGTAATCAACATGCCGAGACGCTTATATTTCGATACAGAAACATATAGCCCGGAGGACATTAAATCCACGGGCGCCTATAAATACATAGAATCGGGGGACTTTCAACTCCTTATAGTGTCTTTCGCCTTTGACACCTCTCCCGTTCAGGTGATAGATCTGGCCAAAGGAGAGGAGCTCCCCGATTACTTCGTTTCTGCTTTAACTGATCCGGGGATCGAGAAATGGGCGCATAACGCAGTATTTGAGAGACTCGTATTTAAGCGTATAGGACTACCTATCCCGATTGATCAATTGTATTGCTCAATGGTAAAAGCAGCCTATTGCGGACTGCCTTTGGCTCTGGATGAACTCTCCAAGGCGTTAGTCCTCGGGGAGCACGGGAAGAAGTCGACCGGTAAAGCTTTAATCCGGTTTTTCTGCTCCCCGTGCAAGCCAACCAAGTCCAACGGGATGAGGACTCGGAACATGCCGGACGACGACCCGGACAAGTGGAACGAATTCAAGACGTATGCCGAATATGACGTGATTGCAGAACGCGAGATCGTGGAACAGCTGGACCAATTCCCATTCCCGGAGTTCGAACGTCGGAACTACCTCGTAGACCAAAGCATCAATGACCGGGGAATTCTGATAGATCTCGATATGGCCGGGAACGCCATCTCTTTCGATGAGGTATACACGGAGGAGATGACCGACCGGATGAAGGAGCTAACGGGCTTGGACAATCCTAACAGTTTAGCTCAGCTCAAGACATGGCTCAAAACCAACTTCGGGCTCGAGTTCCCAGCACTTGGCAAACCTGAGATTCTAGAATATTTGAAAAATACCCCAGAGGCTCCCGATCTGGTCAAGGAGGTTCTCGCTGGTCGGCTTGCACTGTCCAAGACTTCAACTAAGAAGTACATTGCAATGCTCAACTGCGCTGCCAAAGACAGGAGAGCTCACGGGTTATTCCAGTTTTACGGGGCCAACAGAACAGGACGTTGGTCGAGTCGAATGATTCAGCTCCAGAATCTCCCCCAGAATCACATGAAGGATTTGGACCTCGCCAGAAGCATGGTAGAGAAAGGAGACTACGACCTTATCGAAATGTGTTACGGCAATATCCCGGATGTTTTGTCCGAGCTCATCCGAACAGCCTTCATAGCCCCGGAGGGGAAAATGTTTGCAGTAGCCGACTTTAGTGCTATTGAGGCCCGGGTCCTGTCCTGGTTAGCCCAGGAGAAATGGCGACTCGACGTCTTCAACACCCATGGCAAGATCTACGAGGCATCAGCATCACTCATGTTCGGGGTCCCAATTGAGCAGGTTACGAAAGGATCGGACCTCAGACAGCGGGGAAAGACGGCAGAATTAGCACTCGGATATGAGGGATCGGTCAACGCAATGGAGAAGATGGACAAAGAGAAGAAGCTGTCCAAAAAGGAAATGTATTCCATTGTAGCTCTTTGGCGTCGAGCCAATCCTAAAATTGTTGAGTTTTGGGCGGAGGTGAACGAGAAGGCCATCGAGTGTGTCCAGACCAGGAAAACCAAGAAAGTAAGTTGTCTCGTCTTTGAACATGACGGGACCAATTTGACAATAGCTCTCCCAGCTGGGAGAAAATTATACTACAGAAATCCCCGGGTGAGACCCAACAGGTTCGGGCAGACTGGCATTGTCTACGACGGCATGGTCCAGTCAGTAGGATGGACTGAGGTAGAGACTTACGGGGGCAAACTGGTGGAGAACATAGTCCAGGCAATCTCCCGGGATCTTCTCGCCGAAGCAATGTACAGACTAAGCATTATGAAAGACTTCGAAATAGTAATGCATGTCCATGATGAAGCCATTGCAGAGGTAGACGAAGACCGAGCCGGGGATTGTCTGGAAACTATGTGCAGAGTTATGGGAGAGGATCTTCCTTGGCTGAACTGCTTGCCAATGGGATTACCTCTCAAAGCAGACGGATACGTTACTAAATTTTATAAGAAAGACTAATGACATACGACGGGGAACTCGATATTGCAATTGGACTGAGTGCAAGATCAAAAGTATGGAGCAACAAGAAACTGAAATGGTCTGAATTGGTCAGTCGACTCGGGGAGGAGAACAAGACCACTGAAACATTTAAGGAATTTGTTTCTGCAAGCAAGGAGGACCAGCTCAGAATAAAAGACGTAGGTGGATATGTCGGGGGCTACCTGAGAGGAGGCAAAAGAAGTCCGGCCAATGTGGTCCACAGACAGTTGATGACACTCGACTTGGACTTTGCCCACAAAGACCTCTGGGACGACTTCACTCTCCAGTTTGACAATGCAGCTGTTCTGCATGGGACTCACAAACACTCAGACGTGGCTCCTCGGTACCGACTAATAATGCCACTGAGCAGAGAGGTCACGGCTGATGAGTATGTGGCCATAAGCCGAAAAATTGCCGGGATAATCGGGATAGACCTTTTCGACAATTCAACTTTCGAGACCAACCGACTCATGTTCTGGCCTTCTACGCCGAAGGACATGGACTACTACTTTAAGGTTCAGGATGGTCCATGGATTGATGCTGACGAGATCCTCAACTCCTATGCCGATTGGAAGGACTCATCACTTTGGCCCACAGCTTCGTCCCGTTTCGAAGCTGTCGACAGAGCCGTTAAGAAGCAGGAGGACCCAACCATAAAGAGGGGGCTCATAGGAGCGTTCTGTAGGACGTACTCCATACCCGAAGCAATAGAGACTTTTCTCTCTGACACCTATGTCCCATCAGCATTGGAGGGCCGATACACTTACACAAAAGGAAGTGCTTCGGCTGGTCTTATCGTGTATGAGGACAAGTTCGCTTATTCCCATCATGGAACCGACCCGTGTGGGGGTAAACTTTGCAATGCGTTTGACTTGGTCCGCATACACAAATTCGGCCACCTTGACGACAAGGTCAAGGATCCTTCGTCGAAGTTGCCAAGTGTGTCAGCAATGGAGGAGTTCGTACGCAATGACCCAGACACTAAGACAACCATTGCCAACGACCACATCAACAGTGCCAAGTACGAGTTTGCCGATCCAGAGCATGATCGGACTCAGGAAGAAGTAGTCGAAAAGGAGGTTGACCCGGAGGCTGAGAGCGTCGAGTGGATGAAGGAGCTGGAGGTTGACACCCGAGGAGCATACCTCTCGTCGGATGCCAACCTCAACCTCATATTTGCAAACGACCCCAGACTCAAAAGACTGTTCAGACAGAACGACTTTGACGGTAAGAGGTACGTTTTTGGGAATCTCCCGTGGCGTCGGGTTGTTAAGCCGGAGCCGGTCAAGAACGTAGACTACTCCGGGGTCCGGAACTATTTGGGTTGCGTGTATGGAATAACGTCCTCGCTAAAGATCGACGATGCCATGGCTCTGGAATTTGAACGCAACCACTTCCACCCGATTCTGGACTACCTCAATGACCTCAAATGGGACGGGATCCAACGGGTAGACAAACTCCTGATTGACTACATGGGGGCTGACGACAACATCTACTCTCGCGAAGCCATCCGCAAGATGCTGGTTGGAGCAGTTGCCCGAGTTATGGATCCCGGGGTCAAATTCGACCTTGTGCTTATGCTCGTAGGACCTCAAGGATCCGGCAAAAGTACGTTCATCAAAAAATTGGGAAAATCCTGGTTTAGCGATACATTCCTGACAGTCCAAGGAAAGGAGGCTCTCGAGCAGATCCAGGGGGCATGGCTTATTGAAATAGCTGAGCTCTCAGGTCTCCGCAAAGCGGAGGTTGAGTCAGTGAAGCATTTCATATCTAAGTCAGAAGACTCATTCCGACCAGCGTATGCCAGAACTTCTGAGATATACCCCCGGCAATGCGTCTTTTTCGGCACCACCAACGACAGCGAATTCCTGAGAGACCCCACTGGCAACAGACGCTTCATGCCAGTGGACGTGGTCCCCAACAATGCCAAAAAAGACGTGTTCATGGAACTGGACGACGAGATAGACCAGATATGGGCTGAGGCAGTTGTCCTGTACAAATCCAAGGAAAAACTCTACTTGAGCCCCGAAGCCGAGAAAATAGCCAAAAACGAGCAAAGCTCGCACAGCGAGTCGGATGAACGGAAAGGCATCATTGAGGCGTACTTGGAACGTCAACTCCCGGACAACTGGGACTCAATGGATCTCTACCAGAGAAGAGACTTCCTGGTCGATGAGTTAAACCCCAAAGGCACCACCCCCCGAGACTACGTGTGTGTTGCTGAGATATGGTGTGAATGTCTTGGGCGGAACAGAGAGGACATGGACCGGTATAGGACCCGAGAAATCAATGACTTGTTGAAGAGCATGCCAGAATGGGAGCCGTGCAAGGCTAGTAAAAGATTCCCCATCTATGGAAAGCAAAAGTATTATGTGCGAAAACTCGATTGAGAAACGACTCGTCACTGAGGTGGAGAGAGTTGGTGGCTGGTGTTTGAAACTCCCCGCAATTCACAATGCTGGCCTCCCCGACCGGCTCTGTCTGTTCCCCGGTGGCGAAGTCGTTTTCGTTGAGCTGAAAGCATTCGGTAAAAAGCCCCGGAAGATTCAACTTTTCATGCACCGAAAAATTAGGGCTTTAGGTTTCAGAGTAGAGGTCGTAGACACCCCTGAACAAATTAAAAAAATAATAAAGGAGTATGAAGAACAATGCAAATTTAGCTCAGGCAAGAATTGACAGAGCAATTAAAGAAGAGGGTGACTACTATGCTACTCACCCATCTATGGTTGAGAGATTTATTTCTCGGGTTTCGGATAAATATGAACTTGGAAAAATTTTAGAACCTGCTTGTGGGGGGGACACATTAGTATGGTCTTAGAAGATTATTTATTCGAAGTAGAATCATCAGACCTGTTCGATCGGGGGTTTGGCCATACGGGGTTTAACTTTTTAGAGAGGACCGAATTATTCGAGGGTTCAATTATAACGAACCCCCCTTATTCACTGGCTGATGAATTTGTTAAAAAAGCGATAGAGATCCAAAAGGGGACAGGGATAATCGCAATGCTATTTCAATTACAGTGGATAACTGCTCAAAAAAGGGCTGTGTTTGAACCATATTTGTCGGATATATACATCCTTAGAGGGCGCGAGGGTTGCGGTAAAAACGGAGACTTTTCCACAGTACTAAGAGCCATCAATTATGCGTGGTTTGTGTTTAGAAAAGATTTCGAGGGAGTAAAAGAAGTACACATAATATGAAATATAGTGACTTACATGATTATCAGCTACAAGCTGTTGACCACATAATAAGCCACACGCACTGTGCTCTGTTCCTGGATATGGGATTGGGCAAAACAGTGTCTACTCTGACTGCCATCAACGAGCTCATGTTTAAAGAGGTCGAGGTCCGACGGGTATTAGTCGTAGCTCCCAAAAGAGTAGCCGAATCAGTCTGGACACAGGAGGTCGAGAAATGGGACCATTTGAAGCACATTAAAGTGTCTCGCATCATTGGAACAGAACGGCAACGTCGTGAGGCTCTCGCCAAGAAGGCAGACGTATACACCATCGGAAGAGACAACGTGGCTTGGCTATGCGGGCTCTACGGGGGATCTTGCTTACCATTCGACATGGTGGTCATCGACGAGCTCAGCAGTTTCAAGAACCCCAAGTCAATCAGATTTAAAGCTCTTAAGCACGTTCAGGCTTCACTCTCCCGAGTAGTAGGTTTGACTGGTACCCCGGCACCCAACGGTCTTATGGACCTTTGGGCCCAAATGTACCTCCTGGACCGGGGAGAGCGCTTGGGAAAATACATATCCCACTATCGTGACAACTACTTTAAGCCAGGACGTAGAAACGGGCATATTGTATATTCGTACGACATATCCAAAGAGAATCAGGAGCGCATATATTCAAAGATAGGGGACATCTGCATGAGCATGAGAGCTAAGGACTACCTCGATCTCCCCGAGCGCATCGACAACATAGTGGAGATCCAGATGCCCCCAGAAATCCAAAAAGCTTATGATTCTTTCGAGGAGGAACAAGTTCTCAGCATGATTGATCAGCTCGGGGACGCCGTAGAGATACCAGCTGTCAATGCAGCAGCTTTGTCCACGAAGCTCCTCCAGTTTGCCAATGGAGCAGTGTACGATGAACAGAGAGTGGTCCATGAGGTGCACACGTTGAAGATCGAAGCCACGAAGGAACTCATTGAGGACGCCGGGGGACAGTCAGTCCTCATAGGTTGGACCTTCCAGCATGACAGAGACCGGCTCATGAAGGCTCTCGCCAAGTATAAGCCCCGGGAACTCAAAACGGAGAAGGACATCGTTGACTGGAATGCTGGCAGAATTCAGGTTCTTTTGATGCACCCGGCTTCCGGGGGTCACGGGCTCAACCTCCAAGCCGGAGGACACCGCATCATCTGGTTTGGGCAGACCTATTCTCTCGAGCTGGAGCAACAATTCAATGCTCGGCTTGACCGACAAGGACAGAAGGAGGTCGTGATAGTCAATAAACTGGTATGCTCGAAGACAGTGGACCAGGACGTCCTAAGAGCCCAGAAAGCGAAGATCCGGGGGCAGGATGCTCTCATGGAAGCTGTAAAAGCGAGGGTCGAAAAATATCTGAAAAAATATCGTAAAACATCATAGTATTTGTCGCAGAAGTATTACATTTGTGATACAAACAAAAGGATATTACTACACTTAACAACTAAACACTATGAAAAAGTTCATCAAATTTCTGGAAGAAAATAACGCACGGGGAAACTTCGAAAAGGAATGCAAAAAAGGGAAAAACCTAGAATTAAGAGCCGCGTTCCCGTGGGCTTGGTCGAAGCAAGGATCCATGTACTGGGAAAGGCTAGATGCAAAATGGAGACAGGTAAACAATGCATTTAGAGAATAACTATTGAGCGACGACTAACAGGGGAAAAAGCAATCAAAGAGATCCGGCAGGTGTGGCTGGCCGCGACCCCCCTAAAGGAGGAATTGGATTGAAATATTTCCAACTTTTCTTCCGTTTTATCACAGTAATAAAAATAGTTTTCGTATATTTGTACTACAAACAAAACAATAACACTATGAACTACGAGAACAAACATCGAATCGAAAGTCTGGCAAAAGCCGCTTGTCCCAACAACAAAAAAGTCTCGATCATATTCCGAAGCAAAGAGAACAAGTTATCCGACCGGCCCAACGCTTTCATAGTAACTGTCGGGAAGAAGGGCTACTTCTTCACCTTTGTAATTTACGTATAAAAGGACAATGAAACGATATTACTACGAATTAGTGGACGAGGATTACAACAGCTACGAAGCAGCTATCCCCGACGGAAGAATCAAAGCCAGAGCCATTGCTCAAGCAAAGCGAGCAATGAGGGACTTGGGGATCCGAAGGGCTCTACTGGTAGTCAATAGCATGAGGACCTCCAACATATTGGACATAATCACAGTCGAATTGGATTGAAATAATTTCAATTTTTCCGGTGAAAAATTTTTTTAATTGGACATTTTTTCTTACTTTTACACTACACTTAACAACTAAACACTATGGAAAAGTTTATCGAAAAGTACAAGAGCTACAGCTCGAAAGTTCTTCAAAAGTTGGCCAAGGTCAAGACCGGTGACGAGCTTGACGCCATCGAATCCATCCTCGCATCGAGAGGAGCATCTCAGGAACATCCGGCAGAGGAGGGCGCTGTCTACAACGCCACTGAGACCGAAGAGTACAAAGCCGAGAACGGCATCAAGGAGAACGACGAGGTCGCCGAGGAGAAGTCGAAGAAGGCTCGCAAGGCAAAGACTCCGAAGGAGCCCAAGGAACCCCGCCCGCTGAAAAAGGAGGTATCGGCAGAGGAGGCAAAGGCTAACCTCGAGAATGCCAAAACCAACATTGGTCGCTTCTGCAAGTTCATCTGCACGAAGACCAAGGAGCAGACCGACGGCATCATCATCGGAGTTCGTCTCGATCCCCGCAACAACTTCATCCAGTACCGCATCAAGACCAACGACGGTCACGTCTGGGGAAAGGGCATCGGCTCGAAGGACCTGGAGCTCGGCGAGATGGCCCCGGTTTCCGAAGAGACCGAGAAGCCGAAGCGTGGCCGGAAGAAGGCAGCTCCCGAAGCAGCTCCCGAAGCAGAACAGAACGAGCCGGAGAACGCACCGGCTGAGGAGTAAGTCAGAACTCCTCGCCAAGTGGAGCCGTCACTCCACTTGGCACCCCGGAGTGGTACAGGAGGGTTCGAATCCCTCCCCGGGGTCTAACCTATATACTAAAAATCATGAGTAACATACTTAAACACGCTGACCGAATCATCAATGAGCGGTCGGAGGAAAAGGAGAGACAATACGGCCCGTTTATGGAATGCAACCAGAAGGCCGCAGAGATCGCCTCGATCATTACCGGTAAGCCTCTGACCGCTCTTGACGTGTCTTGGATCCAAGTGGCAGTGAAAATGGCACGTGAATCCAATGCACACAAGGAGGACAACCTCCTTGACATGGTAGCTACAATCGGGGCCATCAACAACGAACTCGAGGAACCCAAGCCGTTAAAAGCTCCGGGAGTAGTACCTACGTACTTCTCAACCATTTCGGAGGCTGTGGACTTCATCCGGATCAGTCCCATCGAGGTGCATGAGATCAAACATGTTCTCACAGAAGAGGGGCGCAGAATAGCTGTATACTACTCCCACAAAAACGATATCCATTCCCAAACATCAAGCCATGAACATACAAGACTTTAAGCCATTCATTAAGAGCTGGGAAGAGATTTATGCCCTCCAGGGGGAGCTCCAGCTCATGTACAGGCCGTACTTCAAGGAGCGCATCGCGAACTTTGACATCAACACTTTGGAGGATCAGGAGCTTTTCAAAAAACTCTGTTGGCAGATTGTCGAGGAGCTCACAGAAGCGATGGAGGCCAAGGACAAAAACGAGAAGGACCACGTGCTGGAGGAGCTGATTGATGCCTTCAATTTTATGCTCGAGCTTTACCAGCTGTACGGTATGGCCCCAGACTTTGCTTGGGGTCACACATACGGGTTCCGGAAGGATATTGCCGACGAGAATTTCGAGGAGAACATACTGGAGCTGATCAAGACAATAGGTTTGGCTGCCAACTGCCTCAAGAACCGGGAGTGGAGACAATCTCAGTACATGGTTGACTTGGTGGTCTTCGAGGAGAGACTTTGGAACATCTGGGCAATGTTCGCTATGCTCTTCGGGAGCATAGGTGTCACGGAAGACAAAGTCCGGGAGCTCTGGTCGTTGAAGTATCAAGTAAATCTGTTTCGCATTAAATCCAAATACTGATATGGGTAGAATATTCAAAGACTGTTTCGAAATGATCCGGGAGATGGATCGGGAGCTCAAGGTTTCCGGCATCACGGTCCCGGTCAACCATTACCAAAACCAGGAACTCAGCGGGGACGACCGGCTCACCAAGGAACTCATCGGAGTGAGCTTCATCATCTCGAAGCCGTATCTCGGCAAACGTGAGATGCTCGACTTCATGTTCAAAGACGAGGCCGAGCTCATCGAGAAGTATTGCCGAGCAGAGCTCTCCGACCGGCTTGACCGAAACGGGGTCAATCCGGGTAAGAGCTGGGAGATCCGCCGGGACTTGTGGCAGAAGTTGGTGAGCAAGACTCGTCAGGAGGGTCGCTTCGACTACACCTACTCGGAGCGTCTGCACATCTTCCACAAGGGACCCGAGATCCACCAGTTGGACAATGTTATCACGACTCTCCGGGACGACCCGCACTCCAGACGAGCAATGGTCCTGATCTTCGAGCCGGAGGACACCCGGGCAACAGCCGGGGCTCTTACCCGAGTACCTTGCTCCGTCAGCTACCAGTTCCTCATCCGGAACAATCGACTCCACGTGATATATTATATCCGGAGCAATGACTTCTTCAAGCACTTCGCAATTGACATCTGGTTGACGGAGGCCATGATGGACTACGTGTTCAACATCCTCGCAGCCACCTATCCCTCTCTCAAGAAGGGATCTCTGCATTACTTCGCTGGGTCCCTCCATGCATACAACGAAGATCTTTCCAAATGGGTAATCTACTAAATTATGACTATCGACGAAGCAAGAGCTAAAGCTCATCAGCAATATGACGATTGCATGTTCTGTCCGGGATGCTCGAAGCTCCTGACTGGGATCCACATGGGGAGTCGGTGCTACACCAACTGGATCGAAAGAAAGGCACAACAGATCCTCGAAAATTCGAAGAAAAGTCGTGACAGGAGGAAGTGAGGAGCCTATCATCATCGGGCTGGCAATAGCAGTAATAATCGGAATAGGGATCGTTTGTCTCATGGACGCTCTCAAAAACAAACTCAAGTGATATGTGCGGAATAAGTATAACAAGAAGGATTAACGCCATTGACAAGATACAGCATAGGGGCATCGAGTTCACCCAGATTGCCGAAGGAGGATGGTTCCTCGGTCACGTTCGTTTGCCCATTCAGACTGAGCCAGGTGACCGGATGGCTCAGCCTATAGAGTTAGCCGGAAACAATGGGTGGCTCCTTTATGTCGGGGAAATCTACAACTATCCCACGAGGTATTCCAGCGACGTCGAGTATCTTCGCGACTTGTTCGGATCCTCGTGTCTCGAAGACATCATCTATGAAGCCAACAACTGGGATGGCATGTGGGCAATATGCTGGTACAGGAAGGGTCAAATTATTGCTTTCACAGACCCTCTCGGAAAGAAGCAACTCTACTACAACCAATTCGGGGAAATCTGCTCGGAGATAACCCCGTTGGTGTCGGACTTCCGAGACTTCGACCGGTACTATCAGTCGGAAGTGTTCAAATGGGGGTACAACTGGGATGACAGAACTCCATGGACCAACGTCAAGCGTATTATGCCGAATACTGTCTATTCCTTCGATGACATGAGGGTGAAGCCCACCATTATCCGGAGGGACTACTACAGATGGGGGATAGAGAAACGGAGCCATTTAGCCAAATCCGAGTTCGCCGAAGTCCTCCGGGGCTTGGTCGAGAAGTCCGTAAAACGCCGGGCAATGTACTCTAAAGTCCCGGTCGGAGCTTTGGTTTCTGGAGGACTGGATTCATCCATAGTTGCCTCTATTCTTCATCGAATGGGCCTGGGGGTTAATCTCTATATGGTGGAGAATAATGAATCAAAATTTGGCATGCTATTGTCCGAATTTTTAGGGGTTTCTATCACCTCTCTTGGCCCTATCCCCGATGATGATTGCCTGGAGAGGTGTCTCCGCTACAACGAAACCCCCATCGACTTGGGATCCATGATCCCCCAGTTCCGACTCATGGAGAAGGTCAAGGAGAAGGTCATCCTGACCGGGGATGGAGCTGACGAACTCTTCGGAGGCTATCGCCGAGTTGATGATTATGACTCCCAGCTCTCAGACGTGTTCCAAGAGCTTCCGTTCTACCACATGCCTCGGCTTGACCGGGCTTCCATGAGGAGCACAGTTGAACTCCGATCACCATTCCTGGGACATGACGTTGTCAGGTTCGCTCTCCGTTTGCCCCGGGAGGACAGAACTCACAAGCGCATTCTCAAAGATGCTTTCAGCGACGTACTGCCTCAGGAGATTCTCGACCGACCCAAAGAGCCTCTCAAGTGTCGGAGCATCCGACAGGATCCGATGGCGTACCGCAAGAAGTGTCACGAAACATTCTACAACTTATGGCAATAGCTATCGGATATTACAGGGTATGGTTTAAAGAAGATGCCTCCAATACGGAGGCTCAGTGGTTCAAAATGACGCTCCGGAAGGGATCTGTTAGACCTTCCATCCGTTCTATAAATCGGGAAGAGGCTCTGGGGTGGATCAAGTCCCGAAAAATGAAAGACGTCACCCCAGGCAATGCCTGGGGCAAGATATTCGAATCGGATGGTCAACCGTTCAAGAAGGCATTCCAGGAACTGCCTCTTCATACTCGGTATAATTTCATAGAAGGAGCATCACTCTCATCAGGCACAACACACCGAGCTCGTCTCGAAAAATATTTTAAAAAATGAAAATCGTAAAAGTAAGAAATGTCAAGACCCCGACCAGAGGAACGGGTCTGTCCGCCGGGCTGGACTTCTACATCCCGGAAGACTTCGAAGCCAAACAGATCTGGCCGGGCGAAAGCATCAACATCCCATCCGGGATCAAAGCTCAAATACCCCGGGGGTGTGCCCTCATCATGTTCAACAAGAGCGGTATTGCCACCAAGCACCAGCTCCAGGTCGGAGCCTGCGTGGTTGACGAAGACTACCAAGGAGAAATCCATCTGCACGTCGTGAATGTCGGCAAGGAGGTCGTCATCCTCAAGCCGGGGATGAAGCTGGTTCAAGGTCTGGTGATGCCGGTCTTCTACGTGGGGGTGGAAGTTCTCGAGTCGGAGGACGAACTTTTCCCGCAATCGACTGAAAGAGGACAGGGGGGCTTCGGATCCACGGGTGAATAGGACCCCCGGCCCCAAAAGTTGGTCAAACCATTGTTCCATTGTTCCCAAATCACGGGGACCCCCGGCCCTAAAAGTTGGTCAAACCATGGTTTTGGCAAAAATCTCGACAGGCCCCCCTGAAAAAGTTGGTCAAACCATTGTTCCATTGTTCCGGTCCCCCCCAATGAAAAACATCCAAACCATTAATAATCAATCACTTAGGGCCGGAACAATGTGGAACAATGTGGAACAATGATTGTTCCGGCCCTAATTGATTGAATATCAATGGATTAACCCCCCCCGGAACAATTGGAACAATAATATAGGAGGAAAACCTGAATAGGGAATATGAGAGGAGATTATGACCAATTTAGGAAAT